ATTAGATCATCTATTTGTTTCCCTAACTTAAACCCTTCTCTAACCTGATCCATTTTTATCTTTGTTTCTCTTTCTGCTTGCTTTTCGCGCTTTTCACCGATTTTCAACAAGTCTTTCTCAAACTTTATCTCAGCAACCTGTATATCATTTTGCCTCTTCAGAGGATCGTCAACAGTATTTTTAATAATTAAAAATCTTTTTAAATCTAATTCAGCAAGTAATTTTCGAGTCTCAAGGTTTTCTCTGTCGGCTTCGTTAATGCGTTGGCGAATATCAAATTCGGCTTTCCCCATTGGCGCTCGACCTCTTACACGACCTCTTCCACGACCACCTGTATTGCCACCAGCGTCGCTTGGATCATCCAATGCTGGCAATGAAGAACCCTCTTTCGCAAAAGTAAATTGTCTAGCCTCGCTCAAGCTTTTCACTAAAGCGTTGACTCGATCTCCAAATGACCCAGCAAAAGCCTCTCCAGTTACTACTCCTAGCTTCTCAAAATATCTCTCATTGATTCTGTTACTTTGCTCTATGGAAAGATAGTCTCTTCCCCCGTCCTCCCCTGCAACTTCTGCTTCCGCTTCTCTCCTTACCGCAAGAAGATCTGTCCCTTTAGCTCTTGCGCCTCTTTCCGCCCTTGCTTTCCTCAAAAGGTTAGCTGTTTTTTGGACAAAAAATACAAGAAGCCTCGCAATGTCGCCGAACAAGTCCCCAAAGATAAATCTAATAGTTTGATCTAAAGCTTTAAAAATTTCAAAAGTAGCTTTAGCTACTCCCGTAATGATTTCAATAAAATCTTGACCAAAAGTTATTCCTATTGCAATATATTTTTTAAACTGCTTTTCGTTATCAATAACAAATTCAACAATCTTCGTAAACAGATCCTGTACCCCTGCTCCAACGTTGAGGAACAATGACCCGTAAGCCTCTTTCACTTTATCTAATGCAATCTCAAGACGAACCCCAGCTTTTTCTGGGCCAGTCGCTAATGATGCTGCAACTTCTGCGTAGTCTTCACCCTGCTGCTCGGTAAACCTGACAAACTTTGCGATAGTAACTTCGCCAGCCTTGAATTGCCTAGCAAGCTCGCTAAGGCTGATCTTGTTTGCAGCAGCAAACTTTGCCACGGCCCCTGGAATTCGTTCACCGATCTGCCCAGAAATCTCTTCAGCACTAGCCTTACCCTTGGATAGCACCTGAGTTGTTGCAAGAAACAACGCCTGCAAATCCTCTTGAGATTTACCTGCAGCAACGCCAGAAACGGTGATGCCTTCGTAAATCGCTTGAGTCTGCTCAAGGGAAAGATTATTGGCTTTGGCGGCAGCTGTAACGCCCGTGTAGCCCTTAATGACATCCTTGATCCTGATGGCATATTTATTGCTGAGTTCGCCTGCAAATTCAATATTTTTATTGTATTCCTGTTGATCTTTTGAAACTCCAGCTAAAGCGGCTTTCGCCAAATTCAATTCGGCAACATACTCACCAATGCCGCCAGCCGCTTTTCTGATTCCGCTTACTTGCGCACCAATAAATCCACCAGCGATTGCACCGCCAGGGCCACCTAAAGCGCCAAGGGTTGCGCCAATAGCACCCTCAGGCCCGCCAAATACTGCAGCGCCTGCAACTGCAGCAGCACTCTTTCCCGCACTCGCAAGACGTCCACCGCCACCTTGCCCACCAACCTTGCGCTTCTCTACTTTTGCTAGTTGCGCGTCAAGCTTTGCCGCCTCTGCTGTTGCTTCTTTAAAATCTTTAGTGGCAACGTCTAATTGAGAAGCAATATCACGCCATGCATTTCTATAGTCCCTAAGGTTTTTAGTGCTGTTTACAGAAGTATTTTGGATGTCTTTGAGCTGCTTGCTGACATCTTTAAAATTAACGCTAACCCTTGACTTTGCTGTTTCGGCAAGTTTACTCAACGAAGCCTCAAGCTCCTTCAGCTCGCCTTTGCCTACGGC